CAACGGCAGCGCATTTAAATCCATCACCCCGGGAACCATTGCATTGACCGGTGATGTCACCGGCAGTGGCACAATGAATGCCACCACTGGAAATTATAGCATTGCAGTGACATCTGTGTCAGCTGCAACCAATAGTTTTACTACAGTAGCAGTGTCCGGTCAAAGCAACGTCGTTGCAGATTCAGGTAGTGATACTCTTACCTTGGTGGCTGGCACAGGTACTACACTTACCACCGATGCCACCACAGATACTATTACATTTGCAGTAGACACATCGGCGGTGGTGACAAATTCAAATACGTTGACTATCTCGGGCACTAAAACATTTTCTGGTACATTAAAGGCCACCGGTAGTATTGAATTAGGCGGTGCAACCAAGGCAATCTATGCAGATTTATCGCCCAGCGCCAATGCTGGTATTAGATACAGTAGCCCGCAGTGGGAATTATCACACGATGGCAGCACATGGGCAAGGATTGCCACGGGCTCGGTGCCTCCAGTCAATGCACAATATATTACACTGGCCAACGACAGTACATTATCAAATGAGCGAGTATTAACGGCTGGCACCGGAATTAGTTTAACCGACGCAGGAGCAGGGTCTACAGTTACATTGGCCAACACAGGTGTCACAGCTTTGACAACCAGCAGTGGATTAAGTACAAACACCAGTGCAACAGGTTCAGTTTCCATTACCAACACAGGCGTCACTAGCTTTAACGGCAGTGCTGGTGCAATTACAAACTATGCGTTTGGTAATATTATAGTGTCAGGCCAATCAGATATTGTGGCAGATTCGGGCAGTGATACTCTTACATTAGTTGCTGGCAGCAATATTACATTGACCACCAACGCCACCACTGATACAGTTACCATTGCCGCAGGCAGCGCAATAACATATGGCATTAGCTCAGAAATAAATGGGGCAGGTGCCGCATTGCGTTTAACGGGAAGTAACTCCACCACAGACAATGTGGTGTTTGCCAGCGGTTCTGGTATTACCATTACTAGAACTGATGCCGATACAATTACCATTGCCACCAGCGGTAGTAGTGGTATCACTTCTGCCTACACCGCAATAAGCGATGGTTCAAACAATGCCGCAGCCGTCGGCACTGATACAATTAAATTTAGAGGCGGCACAGGTGTTACTGCAACAGTTGGCAGTAACGATGCTACCTGGGGCGACAATGTACAAATTAGCGTACAAGACGGCAGTACAACTCAAAAAGGTTTAATTCAATTATCCGATGAAGGTTCAAGCACCAGTACATCGTTGGCCGCCACGGCAAACTTGGCCAATACAAAGCTATCCAAGAGTGGCGGCACAGTAACCGGCGCAGTGACAATCAGCGACGCCACAGCCAGCACTACCGCCACCACTGGTGCATTAATTGTCACCGGCGGAGTAGGCGTGGGCGGCAATGCCTATGTGGGCGGCAACCTAGTGTTAACTGGTAACCTTACAGTCAACGGCACAACCACTACAATAAATGCAACCACTACCACAGTAGACGATCCGGTGTTTACCATCGGTGGGGACACTGCTCCTGTCAGTGATGACAACAAGGATCGTGGCATAGAATTTAGATATCACAACGGTACAGCAGCCAAAGTTGGATTCTTTGGTTATGATGACAGCACTGGTAGATTCTCTTTTATACCTGATGCAACAAACACCAGCGAAGTATTCAGTGGCACAGTCGGCGATGCAGAGTTTGGCACAGTTTATGCCAAGGCAACATCTGCACAATACGCCGACTTGGCAGAACGCTACGAAGCAGATGCATTCTATGAGCCGGGCACGGTATTAGTAGTCGGCGGAGAAAAAGAAGTTACAATATGTAGTTCAGTTGGTGACATTAAACTGGCCGGTGTGGTGTCTACCAAGCCTGCTTATCTTATGAACAATGGCGCAGGCAGCGACGTTACGCACCCAGCTATTGCATTAAAAGGTAGAGTACCAGTAAAAGTGTTTGGTGCTGTACACAAAGGTGATCTGTTGACTACCAGTGCCTATGCAGGTCATGCAGAACTAGCATCTGCAGAAACTTCACCAATGGCCATCATTGGTGTAGCACTGGGCACTAATGTAAGTGGTGCCGGTGTAATCGAAATAATGATCAAGTAAGACTATCAAGTATCTTAGATAAGCGATCAACTGTATCTTCTTCTTTGAGACTAGAATAAACCCCAGGGTGCATGGGCCTTGGAAATTTCTCTATCGGTACCCAACAATATCCGCAATGTTCTTCATTTAGTGTGGGAATGAATTCTTGCTCTACGATGTAGACATAGGTGTAAAATGCAAAATTACCGTCTTCGCTGACATAATGGTCCAGCGGTATGGGATTCAGTTTAAATTTTATACCAATTTCTTCCAGTGCTTCACGTTCTAAAGTTTGTATAGGAGTCTCGTCGAGTTCCTTCTTACCACCTACAATGCCCCAGTGATATCCCCAACGCTGGTTGCCTTGCCGCAGTAGAAACAGAAATCGTCGAGTAGATTTTGAATAAACAAATGCACCATGGCTGATTATGTTACTATTCGCCATTGGCCATCCTCGTACAGCCCTTCCCAGCTTCGCACCCAGTCTACGCCGTTCCATTTAAATTGTTGTCCAGTGCTGGCATTGGTTACATAGTTTAATGCCTCAGTACCGGCCGCTCTAAAACTTACTACCCATCGTGTGCCGTTGTACTGAATGATGTCATATTTGTAGGCCACTAGGTCTTGACTGCCTGAGCCCTTCCACGCATCCGCACCATCGGTGTTCATCAAGTCGCCGATATCTTCTAACAGCATGTATCGTTGTCCGGTGGCCCTTACTGGTAGTCCGTGTCCGGGACCCTTTTTCAAAGGGTTTACAAAATTATTGACAGCCGCCAAGGTGTTGCTAGGTATGGTATCTGCATCAACAGTATATATTAATAAACTAGTGTCAGTGGCATCTCTTGCAACAGTTAATACCACTTCATCGGTAGTTAATCCTTGTTTTAAAAATATTCTCGATAGTCCGTCGTGAATGGAGCCAAAGCCGGCATTTAACGACCCCCAACTAATTGGATCACCGGGCCGAGCAACAACTGTGCCTTCTATGCCTTGATCATAAGCACCAACTTCTTTAGATAGTAATTGTATCTTACCACCTATTACTAGAATATCATAATTTTGAGATAGTGTGCCACTGCGTTTTTTGTAAACTATTTTCTCTGTCAACTCATTGCTAAGTTTGTTATCTTCTGTTCTTGACGGAGTATTTTCCACTACCAACGGAGACATCAACGAAGTTTCGCTGGCAATGTCAGCAAGAGTAGAGCCGCCATTAGAATCTGTTAAGTTAAAGTCTGCGTCAGTAAATCCTGCTTCGATTAAATCAGTCCTTAGTGAGCCACTGGCATCAAATAATTGTGTAACCACATTGGTAATAACACCCAGTTTTTTAACCTTAGCTGGAGTGCTTAACCATATGGGCATTTCGAATGTCAACGTGGCAACGTCTATAGTATCCTCTGGGCCTACTGGCACACTTCTACTGCTCCACATAACTTCTTCTAAGTTGATGTAACTCAATGAGCCCCAGTCTAGGTAATTGTCAGTGCTTTGTATCTCAAAGCTGGGATTAAACAGTACTAGAATTTGTTCTAGTAACTGCATCTTTTGGTCAGCGTTGGAACAATAGATGTCAGCTTTAACAGTGAGGTCGTAGGGCGCAGGCATCAAACGTTCAACTGTAAAACGGTCTCCAGGTTGATCGGTGTAATTGCCGTCAACATCTTTTTTACGCATTTGCACACTGACATTTTTAACAAAGTTAGGCTCTTGCATGCGTTCACGACTATACTTTAATGCAGTGATATAGCAAGCAATCTGCGGCACAGTGATTAATGTGTTACTGCTATTGTTGCGAAGAATGGCAGCCGCTTGTCTGCTGGGGTCTCCGTAGGTAGCTGGCACAACACGAAATACTTCAGCGCCTGCGTCGTCTCGGCCAAACTTAACTGGGAAGCCGCTCATGACACGAATAAACTGAGCAAGGAATCTGCGAATTTGACCGCTGTAAAAATATTGACTCATAGTTTAATCTGCCTGTGGTTTCAAAAGATCATTTAAGTTCTGTCGTTGTGTAACAGTT